TAGACTGGCATTCACTATACAGGACACAGGCGAAATTATCAAGTATTTCCGCAAGGCCTGGGAAGCCAACGAAGATGGCTGTCTTGACAAGGTCATGGCAGATTTTGCCAAGATCAAAGATGAGGTCGTTGTAGAAGAAGCAGGAGACGAAGCATGAGCGAAACAGTAGCAAGCGAAATCTGGAGCGAACTCAAACGTTATGTCAACACTGTGGATCGTGACGAAGCAGCCGAAGCTGTGGTTGCAATCTTGATTGACAATGATTCAGATGTGGATGATATCCGTGCTGCCTTCAAGAACGATGTGGATATCAAACGTGCGCTCACTGCTTATCTTGACAACGACAAAGACTATGTGGATCCTGAAGATGAAGACCCTGAAGAAGATAGCGATACCACAGAAGATGACGACTGGGAAAACTAATGTGGTATAGTCAAGTGGCCGCGGATCTGGGCAAGATCCCAGACTTCATGGCACACTATGATCGTGAGCTCACAGATGCCAAACGAGATTGCCGAATTGGCGGCATTGTTGAGAACAACATCAAGCTGCTTCCGGGCATAACTGAACAGAGATTCTATCAGCTTCAGGAAGTGGAAGCTGTGTTGAATCTGCTGAATATTCAGTTGCGCAAGATTCGTCGCAAGCACTTTCAAAAGTATCTGGAAGGTTACAATCGTGCTCTCAGCAGTAGAGATGCTGAAAAGTATGTGGACGGCGAAGATGAAGTGATTGACTTTGAAACCATTATCAATGAAGTGGCTCTGCTGCGTAATCGCTGGCTGGGTATCATGAAAGCACTAGAAAGCAAGAACTTCATGCTGGGCCACATTGTTAGACTTAGAGCAGCTGGAATGGAAGATATTCAAGTGTGACCATTAAAGTGTGATACATAATAGTATGAAACGCACAGCATTTGTAACAGGCATGACCGGCCAAGACGGTCCATATCTCGCCAAGCTCTTGGTCGAAAAAGGTTATCATGTTTATGGCCTTGTAAAACGATACTCTAATCCCAATTTAGACAACATCAAGTGGTTGGGCATTGAGAATGACATTGAGTTGGTCACTGGTGACATCACCGATGAAAACAACATGAATCATCTCATGCAGACTCTCAAACCCAATGAAGTGTACAACTTGGCTGCACAGAGTTTTGTTGGTGCTTCGTGGGATCTTAACAAACTCACCACAGAAGTAAACTCCATAGGCGTACTGAACTTGCTCAACGCTATCCGCAGCCACAGCCCTAACACACGCTTTTATCAAGCCAGCACCTCTGAGATGTTTGGCAATGCCACAGAAGCAGGCTCCCAAGGTGAAAATACTCCGTTCCGTCCAAGATCACCGTATGGCGTGAGCAAGTTGTATAGTCACTGGATGACCATAAACTTCCGTGAAAGCTACAGCCTATACACCTGCTCTGGTATCTTGTTCAATCACGAAAGTCCCTTGCGAGGTCGTGAATTTGTCACACGCAAAGTTACTGATGCAGTGGCCAGAATCAAACTGGGCCTAGCAGATTCAGTCACTCTGGGCAATCTTGACAGTAAACGTGATTGGGGATTTGCTGGGGACTTTGTGGAAGCCATGTGGCTCATGCTACAACAACCTGAGGCTAGAGATTATGTAATTGCCACTGGAGAACAACACAGTATTGGTGAGTTGTGTGGTGTGGCGTTTGAACATGTGGGAATAACTGACTGGACTCATCTAGTAAAAAGTGATCCTAGATTCAAACGTCCTGCTGAACTTTATAGCCTGCTGGGTGACAGTAGTCGAGCAGCAGTAGAACTAGGATGGAAACCACGTACAGATTTTGCAACCATGATTCGTGACATGGTTGATGCTGATCTAGCTAGGCTTCAGCCTGGAAAGTAATCTTCCAATCGGTCCGCCCGATGCTATTTCGCCCAGGGTCCACTCTGTGTGACATAGATCTTCAAGCCACTGTGCTCGTTCGGGCATGCGTGGCTTTTCTATATTTGCAAAATCTGTATTGGCCACTGGCAATGCCATGCTGTGTGCGCCAACAAATGCAGGAATGCCATCTATGATGGCTTGACTACCGGGACCTGAATTTTCATTGACCACTGCCCAGGCAGCGGGCAACATGGTTCTAAAATTGAACTCATCGTAGGTGCCATGCAACTTGACAGGTTGCTGTATTCTAGTACCCATCCTGGGTCGAATTTTTTGTCTTGGGTGCGGGCGTATGATTATTGGTCTATTAGTGTGTGCTCTTAGACTGGCAATAGTTTGATCCAGCCATTGCTCGCTGGGCAGCAATCCTGCCCATTGTTGGCTGTCGTCTCGCTGCATGGCCACAAGAACATGATCGCCCTGATGCCAAGGCTGTAGTCTCACAGACAACTTGGCTGCACGGTTGTTTTCACGACCTTCACCAAACCATCCCGATGCATTTACACCATTCACTCCCATCTTCCAGGTCACACCTCGATTCAACTGTCCAATTTCCATTATTATTACCGGACGGCCCGAACAAGAAAACTCCTGCCACACAGCTTGATTTGCCAGCATCCGTCCAGACCACAAGTGGCTCCAAATTACTGCAACGTCAGCACTTGAGTCGTGTTCTGACACACGGATATGATGACGTTTGCAGCCATCGCGGAATGCTGCAAACACAGGCCCAGAATTAAGGGCTCCAAAGCGATTAAATATACTGATGTTCATGATATGGTATTAAATAGTTATTGAACAAACACTATGTATAAAATAAATTCTCTCTGGCACAGTCCCGAACCCCCCAATGGATTCTTTAGTGAACGCTTGTCTGAACATGTAGATATACACTATCAACAACGATATCGTTACTATATATTCCAAAATATTCCACGCAAACGCACCATGATCGATATTGGTGCCAACATTGGTATCTTTGCCAGGCCCAGTGCTGAACAGTTTGAACGTGTGATATGTTTTGAACCAGTACTCAAAAACTTTGAAGTCTTGCAAAAAAATCTAGAAAGTTATCTCAATGTTGAATTGCATAACCTAGGGCTTGGCGACAAAGATCAAACAGTCACCTTTGAATTGCAAACTCTTAAATGCGGGCATACCAAACAAGTTGAAGAATTTGTTGTTAACCCTGAGTTTGAAAAACACACTGGAGTACTGACCACTCTGGATCGATTCAATTTTGAATCAGTTGACTGGATCAAGATAGATGTTGAAGGCTTTGAAAATGCAGTGTTGGAAGGAAGTCGCGCTACTATACAACGCAATAGACCCTGGTTGCTGATAGAAGACAACGGACAACAAGAATACCACAAGCAATGGTTAAACGACTTGTGCGGCCCATACGAAGCAGCCCCGGTCAAAAGCAAGAGCAACACAATATGGATACCGCTATGAAGCATTTACCCTATGAACGACAAGGTTTTAGTCAGAATGACGAGACTGGAATCATTGAGTACATGCTGGCAGGAATAGCCGATCCCAAACAAACTTTTGTGGAGATTGGGTTTGGCGACGGAACACAAAATATGACCTTAGACTTGCTGCATCAAGGGTATTCGGGCGTTGGCATAGATGGTTGGGATTGGGATCCATCTGTGACTGAAAGATGGCCAGATCAGTTGATCAAAATACAGCAAATGATTTCCCCAGGCAATGTTGCACAATACATACCCGAACAATATTGGCAACCAGACTTTTTTAGTCTAGACATTGACAGCTTTGATTATGAAGTGGCATCAACTCTATTACACTCAGGATTCCGCCCTGCCACAGTATGTTGTGAAATCAACAAGCACTTTGGCAACGACTGGGCTAGTTTTCCTTATGTTGAAAATCCAGTGAAAAAAGTCACATACAATAGAAAATTTCATTATGGATGTTCATTGTCGAAGTACAAAGATCTGTGGGCACAGTATGGCTATGAGTTTTTTACATTTGATACCAGAGCAGTAAATGCATTTTGGTTCCATCCCAACCGAGTCAGTATAGACCTAACTGTTCCTAGAAAGCAAACACTTGATGAGATAGATACTGCTGTCATCAAACAACAAATTGCCGATCATCAGTACTGGAACAACAAACAAAACGAAATTTATCAAACCACATGAAATACGCAGTACTAACAACATTCAATCAATCTGGCTACGATCGATATGCCAGCCGCATGATCGATACATTTTTACAAAATTGGCCTCAAGAAGTTGACCTATATGTTTACACAGAAGATTGTGCCATCACACAATTAGCACCCAATCTACATGTGAGAGACCTACATGCAGCAAGTCCGGAAATTGTGGCATTCAAACAACGCTGGGGATCGGATCCTAGAGCACGTGGTCAAGTAGCCACAGGGCCTGTGGATCGCAAAGGCAAAGCACCTGGCATTGGGTTTCGCTGGGACGCCATTCGGTTCAGTCACAAAGCATATTCTGTTAGCCATGCCGCTGCCAACTGTGCGGCCGATGTTTTATTCTGGATGGATGCTGATATGGTATGCCACACACCTATCACTACTGAATTTATTGACAGTCAAATGCCTGTAGATACTGGCCTGGCATTTTTGGGCCGAGAAAAGAAATTTACTGAATGCGGCTTGTATGGCATGAATCTTCAGGATCCTGTGACTCGGGCATGGCTGCAAGAGTTTCAGTTGGCCTATGATTCTGGACGTCTCATGACCATGGCTGAATGGAACGACTGTTGGGTGTTTGATGAAACTCGTAAAGAAGTGCAAGCAGCAAACCCTCAATGGCGTCAACTCAACTGGAGTGCAGGATTAATCAAAGGCGAAGGGCATCCACTAATCAACACTGCTTGGGGTGCATACCTAGACCATCTCAAAGGCAAACGCAAAGATACTGGGCGTAGCAATGACAAGGATCTTGTGAGACCCCGAA